CTGATACCTAGATCATTGATAATTTGGCTTTTGGTAACGATTTTTTCTTTTAACAGTTTTGACGTTTCTACATATTTGCTCATAAATCCCCCTATTGGTTGACTATTAGATTAGCACAACTAGAAAATGATTCAAGGTTTATTTTAACTAATTTATAAAAAGCGCTTGCTATTTAATTTAAGATGAGCCTATAATTAACCATCAAATAACAAAAGAGGGTTGAGAAGATGGCGACATTAGATATCAGAAAAGAGCGGCAGGGCCAAATCACTAGAATTCGATTCGATGAATCAGCAGACAGAATCGTGAAAGCTGATGACACGGTGGTTTTTCGTAGTGGAAGCGAGGAGTCCAATCTATGTGCGTATGATGATCTGGATATCTTCATCGCGGCCTGTAAAAAAGCCAAAGAGTTATGGGGCAAATGAAAATCATAGGCATCATCGCTCTATTCGTTCTATTTACTTGCGCTGAATGTAATGATGATTTTGAGCCAACATACTATAAACACTGTTTGCCTGAATGCGGCGAGCATAAAATATGGAAGGGTTAAGAAATGAACACTAATAAATTAATAGAAACTATCTGGTTTGAAATTGACGTACCGAATGATTGTGCCGAAGGTTGCGAATATCTAAAAGAAGACAAAGACGTGCTTAATACCGGCGATAATTTCAGCATGTTTTCTTGTATTTCAGAAATCGGCAACGAATGTCCAAAGGTTAAAGAGGCGCTACTTAATGCCTTAGAGGTTATCGGCGTTGATGAGCATGAATGCATCTTTCACAAAAAGCAGGCAATTTGAGGGTTAAGAAATGACTGAAGAAAAAGCTAAAACTAAATGGTGTCCGATGGCAAGAGAGATAAAAAACTCATCAAACGGAATAGTATCGCATAATCATAATACAGTATGCATAGCCTCTGACTGTATGATGTGGCGCTGGAATAGGGATATTATGGTCGGTGGATCGGGTAGAGCAGAACCAACACAAGGCTATTGTGGCCTGGCGGGGAAGCCATGAAAACAGAATCAGAAATCCTAACAAAATACGGGTTGTATCGAATCAATCGCGATGATGATATGAAACACGGCGATATAGTGACAGCACTGGAATTAAGCCACGCGCAAGCCAAAGAGTTTGAACGGACTTATGAAAAAGAAAAACAGGGGAAGGGCAATGACTAGAAGGCAACAGCTAATCACTCAAATGCGACAAGCTCTGAATGATTTACAAAGTCCTGCATTCGAAGATTATAACGAAACTATAGTCTTTGAAATCGCGGAAACCGAATTCGAATTCTCTATGGAGGATTTGAAAGAAGAAGGTTTCTTTACTGATTAAACTATTTGAGGGTTAAACCATGAGTGAAGAAAAGCATCGGCCACCAGACAAACTACCGCTTGATTATCAAGCGCATATTGACGGTAAAAACGAAACGCTGACCGAAAAAATGAAGCGATTGCAGAATGAATGGAAACTAGTTTATTCAAAGATCATGAAGAAACCCTTATTTTGAGGCTGAACAATGAACATTAAAGAACTACAGAAGCCATTAGCGATAACTGATATTGATTTCCGTATTCAGTCTATCAACAAGGGCGGATATGCCACTATTCTTGCCTACAAGGACGCCAGGGTGGATATTAACCGGCTCAATGAGGTTTGTACTCCGTTAGGCTGGAAACGCGAGCATACGCGCGATAATAAAAACTGCATTGTTTCGATATGGGATGATGAGCGCAGCCATTGGGTATCAAAAGAAGATACCGGCACGGAATCAAACACTGAGCAGCAAAAAGGCTTGGCTAGTGATTCATTCAAACGCGCCTGCTTTAATTGGGGGATTGGTATTGAGCTGTACGATTACCCTGCTATTCAGGTTAAGTTAAATGATGGCGAGTGGGAGCTTAAGGACGGCAGGCCAAAACAGACTTGGAATCTCAAGCTGAAAGAATGGGTGTGGCATAGTGAGTTCACAGACTGTGGTAAAATATCTGTATTGATTGCTAAGGATGGAAAAGGAAAGGCTCGGTTTCGTTATCAATCAGGAAACACGGATAGCGGTAATGATGGCGTAGACACGGCTAAAGTTGATCTTGATAAGATTGAAAAAGCATATAGTTATATCGTTGCTCAAATCAGCGACGAAGAACAAGACGAAATAACATGCGCTACCAATTTGCAGAAGGCTTGGCCTTGTTTAACTAATGATGAGAAAATAAAGGTCAATAGTAAATTGGCGTTGATCAAGTTCCAGAAACGACAATACAACACGATATTAGACGGATATTTGAAGATCAATACGAATATACCAGTTTAACACTGCCGGTAAACTCCGGCGACTCCTAGCCCTTGTGGGCAACCTTCCTCGGCCTATCCTTTGGCCGGGGTTTTCTAATTCAAAGGTGATATTGTGAGAGACATAACCGCATGGGATTTCCTGAAAGAACTTAACGGAACTTGCTGCTTTATGAGTAGAGAGAGAACAGGGAAAGCAACCAATAGTGAGTTAAAACGCTGGTGTCAGAATCAATCCGTTAGCGTTAATGGTGAGCGGGTTAAGTTCGATCAGGTTATTAAATTTCCTGTTACTGAAATGTTCTTGTTTCCTAAGAACAAGATAACTTTAATTTAAATGTCCTTAAGTTGTCCAATTTGTAAACAACCCTAAACCCCGTTAAAATAGCAATAGAGGTGGTTATCATGACTGATTCAGAGTTAATCAAGCATTTTGAAAGCAAGCAGCCTATCGACGCATTCACTGTGTACCATTGGAATCCAGAAGCGTCATCACCAGAATTCGACATTGAACTAGCCCGAAAATCCCACCATATCGACAATCCCATTATAGATTATGATAAACTTAGAGCAGATATGTACCACCTGAACATGACATTATAGGTAATATTATGGGTTGTAAGAACAAAGCGACACCGAAAAAGAAAAAGAAAACCAAAAAACGCTACGCATAAATAGAGCAACTAATCATGCCCGATGATACGCAGACGTTAATTAAAAAAACAATGTTCGTTGTTCTCGGTGGTGCAATACTGGCGGCGATAATAGGCAGTACGCATATTGCATGGGTATTTGTTAATTTACCTGATCGAGTAGCAAAGCTGGAAGCCCTTGAAAAGAAGAATGAGGCCGAATTAGCTGCCATGAAAGATGCTATGTTTAAACAATCACAGCAGCTATTAACGGCCATTCACGAGCAAAACCTAATCAATAACGGCGTTTTAAGCGGCATACGAAATATTGCATCCAGGTTGGAACAAACCAATAAAATACTTTCCGGTATTGATGAGACACAAAGCAAACTAATATCCAAAACAATCAAATCAGACGAAGAAATCAAAGGCTTAAAAAGGGTGGTGTACAAATGATTGAATTTCTTTGGAATGTGTATCTTATAGCAATGGCAACACTTGTATTCTATCTGGCAATTATGAACTTAAAGCGTAATAAATCGCGAATTAATAAAACAAATGGCTTTTTCTTTGGACAGATTATCATTGTCGGTTTATTTCTTGATTTCGTTATGAATGTGATTGTAGGTACGTTATTTTTCCGTGAATTACCGAGAGAGTGGCTGTTTACATATCGTTTAAATAGGCATCTAGAAGAATCGAGTGGATGGCGGCTGAGAATGGCGGCTTGGTGGTGTAAGAATTTGCTTGATCCATTTGATCCTGCTGGCTCACATTGCGGCAGATAATGTTTGATATTAATAAGATCATCATTAACTTAATTATGATCATTGTTGGTGGTAGTGGCTCGTATGCCTACAACGAATATTCAAATAGAGTTGATATGGTAGAGGCTATATCTAGTTTAGAGAATGCAATCAGATATTCTGATGAAAATTATCACAAGGAAGTCTTACGAGTGGTCAGGAAAAACGAGACAATCATTGAAAGGATTTGCAAATGAAGATTATCATACTATTTCTGATGATATAATCGACTAATCAGCGTTTCAAGGCATTAAGAGACGCTCAATAAGGTGAAATTATGAAATATTTATATCTATTGGTTTTTGGTTTTATATGCGCGTCTTGTTCAACAGATGGCGAGATAACTTTAACGCCAGATTTGAGCGGCATTGATATACAAGAAGCATCAAAAGAGATAACTGTTTTTGAAGGTGTTTTAGATGGTGTTGAGTCGGTTTTTTATTTCGACACAACAGAGCCGTTGACAGGCTATACTTGCTTAACAGTAAACAACATTGATTATCATTTATACCTACAATCTGATTTAATTAATCCTGTGGTGGGTAGTGATAGCATTATAGCTACATGCGACCCATATACATATAAATTAACAATAATCACTGATTCTGACCTGCCATTAGTCGGATTTTAATAAATAAGAACAAACGAAATACGGCCATTATGGCATTTTTTAATAAAAAAATAGTCTCAGAGAATAGCTATACCGAGGAAGATGATACTAACCCGGAGATAGTTAGACACACCTTTTTATCTCGCGGCAAATGGGTTGTTGATGCCGGGCTTTATAAATCATGGGTATATTCTGCAGGGGTGCTTAAATTCTCAGGTGGATCGCTCAGTATTGCAAACCATGGCTTTGTATTAAGTGACGGCATACAAAAGAAAATATACATAGAGAGATTCAACGGTACTAATTGGGTCAGGGGAACACCTACCGGCTATACAAGAAATGTAATTAGCTCAAATGATACTAGCATATCGGTGGAATGGACGGCCATACACCCGGCAGGTAGTTTTGTTGTCCGCCTTGATTTGGTTGATAGTCTAACAAAATGGACATATACATTTACAGCGAGCATTGCCGGTAGGTATAGGATGGTAATGGAGCTGCTCCCGCTGTTACCCGTTGACGAGTATTACACCTATAAATCAAAATCTATTCCAAATATAGTTCAGGCAGACTGGTATATATCCGGTAAAAAATATACTTATAACTGGGCTGATTTGTATGTAGATAATTTGGTAGACGTTCAAGACGTATCATCTAACGGCGTTGTCATCACTTCAAAGGGCAAAGATTTTATTGTCGGTGAGTCTTTTGTAATTGATCCCACTTTTGGCCCACAATCCGCATCATGGGGCGCTGATTGTGATGGTTCGTCGAAGTACCCAAATGACGGCGGCGATTGGGTTGGCTATAACGGGTCAGTATCTTTTAGAACAGCAAATAAGTTCGACATCACATCATTACCCGCCACAGCGACAGTTACACAGGTGGACTATTCCTGTTACGTGAATACCGCCGGGGGTGGTACTGATGCGTGGACAATCGGGGCATACAACGGCGATGGGCAGGCAAATTCAGAGACAGACATAGCGACTACATATCATACTCGCTGTGATGTATCGGCTGATTATTATGTAACAGGATCAACGTCTTTCCGTACTACCGGATCAAAATCATTTACCGCGCTAGGTTCGGCGGCTAACACTGATGTCGAAAACGCAAGGGATGCAGGCACTATTTTTTCGATCGCCATGCGTCAAGACAATGAAACATCATCTGCTTATGCTGATATTGACGAATACACGGGCACAAATCCAGCCGCGTTAACAGTGACGTATACAACCGCAGGAACGCAAATCAATGCAACATCGGTCAGTCATACTGTTACCACTTATAACCCTACGGTTTCGCATGACATAGGCATAACTGCTTTATCTGAAACACAAACACAAACGACCTATAACCCGATTATTAGCTATAATGTCGGCATAACGCCGAATAGCCAGGCGCATACAGCGGTAAGCAATAACCCGGTTGTCAGTTATAACGTAGATATAGAAGCAACCAGTCAAGCGCATACAATAACTACATATAATCCGTCTATAGATTTTGGCACTGGTACTCAGATTAATGCGACATCTGTTAGCCATACGGTTACAACCTATAATCCGTCTATTTCTTATGATGTTGGTATTTCACCGGGCTTTGATTCGAGGACAATCACGGCCAATAATCCAGCGGTTAGCTATAACACGAATTTTACGCCGAATAGCAAAGCATTAACGCAGACGGCATATAATGTTATAATCGGCTACAATGTTGATGTAACGGCGACGAATGCGGCATTAACCAGCACGACCTATAACCCGGTTGTTCAATATGGCGCGATCATACCGCCTGACAGCGAAGGGCTAGAATATACGCTAAGTTCTAATCGATGCCATTACAGCTTTGATGAGAATTTAACCAATTACACGATTGATATTAACCGGCTGCATTACGATTTCAGCGACGAGGACTAAAGATGGCTATTAATGATTTGACCTGGTTTGAAGAAGCTTTGGCCTATACAGAGGACGGCGACTTTGGCTCTGCCGATGTTGTCAAAATTGCTTTGATTACCTCGGCAGTAACACCCACGGCAGCCGACGCGGTTCCCGGCATGAATGTTGGAGCAACAACGACATATACCGAGGTAACGGCAGGCGGTGGCTATACGGCAGGCGGCGAGACACTTGATACCATTGCCAACATGACAACAGAGGCGGCAGGCGTTAAAACCTTTGACGATACCGGCGCAAGTGTTACCTGGACACAAACAGCAGGCAGCCCGACTAATTGTCGATATGCGGTTGTTTATAATTCATCTGATACAGGTTTAGAGCGGGCTTATTGCTTTATCGATTTAGGCGCTGACCGAGATTTAACGGCGGGTGATATTACGATTACTTGGCATGCTAACGGCCTGCAGCAAGTAAGCTAATGACTAAGGCGATACAAACACAGCAAAAGACAGAATCTGAAACGCGAAATATTGCGGTGTCATTTGCTGGCAAGCTGGACTCAGGCGAACTGTTAACAGGTACGCCCACCGTTGCAGAGGTTACGACAACGGATTTAACCTTTGCTAGTGAGGCGGTCAACACGGCTGCAATTACTATCAATGGCTTGTCTACAGCTACAGGTAAAGCGGTGCAATTCAGTGTAACGGGCGGGTCGGTTGGTACTTATGAAATTAAGATCGCTGTATCAACTGACTCAACACCAGGGCAGGTCTTATACGGCACAATCAAACTTAAGGTGGTAGGCGATACAAACTAAATCATTATGTTTTAATCGCCTAAAATGCTACTACAGGTGGCTATCATGGCGAAAATATATGATTTCAAGGCAGAGAAGAAAAAGCGGAAGGTAGATACTTCGAAGCAATACCAGATTAATTCCGACCGATTCTTTGAAGCCTACATGAATATGAAATACAGCGATGATGATGGTGTTAACGCTCAGATAGAATTCAGTATAAGCAACAATGCACCACCAAGAGGGTGATCCTATCTGCTTTACCGTGGAGACTTACCCGACAAACAGGCAAGGGAATGCCGCTTAATTAATTTAACTTTAGTCCGTGACTAAGGGGTAGTATATGGCCGGTGGCCGACCCAGCAAATATAGTCAAGAGATGCTAGAAACGGCTCTCGATTACATCCAAAACTATAGTGATTATGGCGACGCTATCCCTATGGCTTGCGGGCTTGCGGTTGCTTTGGATGTATCTAAAAAGACGCTTTATAACTGGGCTGAAGCGGAAGAAAATCAAGAGTTTTTACACGCTTTAGAGAAATTAAAGACATTTCAAGAAAGATCAATCATAAATGGCAGCATATTAGGTGATTTTAACGCACCTATCAGCAAACTGATGTTGACGAATAACCACGAATATCAGGAAAAGCCAGAAACAAATAATGCCGATGAAGAAACGCCACCACTTAATATAACTTTTAATGTCAAAGAGCCAGCAGCCAATATAAAAGTCACAAATGCTAAGCCTTAATGCACCTCAAGATATATTCATAAATCGGTTAGGTACAAAATACAGGGCATTTATTGGCGGCTTTGGCAGTTCAAAGACATTTAGCGGCTGTTTAGATTTACTCATATTTGCAAGCCGTAACCCGAAAACCAGGCAAGGTTATTTTGCCCCTACCTATTCAGATATTAAAGACATATTCTTTCCGACCATAGAGGAGGCCGCGCACATGATGGGCTTCACGGTGGATATAAAGGTCGGCAATAAAGAGGTTCATATCTATCGAGGCCGGCTGTATTACGGCACAATCATCTGCCGATCAATGGATAACCCTGGCTCAATTGTTGGTTTTAAGATTGCCCGCGCCTTAGTTGATGAAATAGATATTCTGCCAAAGGATAAAGCCAATACAGCATGGAATAAGATTGTTGCAAGACTCAGGCTTAAGCTTGATGGCATAGAAAACGGAATCAGTGTAACCACCACGCCAGAAGGATTTAAGTTCGTTTATTCTAAGTTTGCAGAAGACCCGACAGCTTCTTATTCAATGGTGCAAGCCTCGACTTATGAGAATGCCGAATATCTGCCAGATGATTATATTGACACCCTTATTGAGACATACCCCGACGAATTAATAAACGCTTATATAAACGGTGATTTTGTTAATCTAACATCCGGCACGGTTTACAATGCCTATAACCGGGTAACACATCGAAGCAAAGAAACGATACAGGAAAAAGAGCCGCTACGCATCGGCATGGATTTCAACGTTACCAATATGAGCGCGGTGGTCTATGTATTGCGGGGCAAGGTTTGGCACGCTGTTGATGAATTAAAAGGTATTTATGACACGCCAGCCATGATTCAAACCATTAAAGAGCGATACCCTGAACACAATATCAGGATTTATCCCGATGCGTCCGGCGGAAGTCGAAAGTCTGTTGATGCGTCAAAATCTGATATTAGTTTATTAAGCCAGGCAGGCTTTGCAGTTTACGCCAATAAGAAAAACCCACTGGTTAAAGACAGGGTATTATCGACGAATAAGGCGTTTTCTAGCGGTCTATTGCTTATTAATGATACAATGTGTCCTGAGTATTCGCGTTGCATGGAACAGTTGGCCTACGACAAAAACGGCGATCCAGATAAGTCCAGTAATATAGACCACTTACCGGACGCGGGTACTTACCCTATAGCTTTCGAGTTACCAATAATCAGGCCGGTGGCCAACTTAAATGTAAAATTTGCAAGGTGATCAAATGCCGGTATCTGATACAAAGCCAGAATATAAAAAGTTTCTATCTCGTTGGTGCATGACGCGAGACTGCGTTGAAGGCTCGGCAGAGGTCAAGAAAGGCAGAACCAAGTATTTACCTAAACCCAATCCAGAAGACGTATCAAGCGAAAACGACCAGCGCTATGATGACTACATAGAACGCGCTAACTTTGTCGGCTTCACATCCAGCACCCTTGATGGCATGGTCGGTATGGTATTTAGAAAGCCGCTTGAGGTTGAATTACAGAAATCGATTCAATACCTTGAGCAAAACGCAAACGGCGGCGGCATTACCCTTGATCAATTAACACGCGGCATTGTTGGTGAATTACTGCAGACTGCCAGGTTAGGCTTATTGGTTGATTATCCACAAGCCCCCAAAGGATTAACAAAAGCAGAGGTACAGGCTTTAGGATTAACCGCTAATATTCTTGAATATCCGGCAGAGGCGGTTTTAAACTGGCAGACCACTATGGTTGGCTCAGTTAAAAAGCTATCTTTAGTGGTACTGAAGGAGAAGTCTAAAGAGCTATCGGATGATGGCTTTAGCTATATCGAGAAAGATCAATACCGAGTATTACGTTTGCGTGATAGTGTTTATTACCAGGAAATCTGGAACGATAAAAACGAATTACAGGAAGTTTCAGAACCACGCAAATCCGATGGTTCAAGATGGTCAGAAATCCCGTTTATCTTTGCCGGTGCGCGGAATAACGATGAGTGCATCGACAAAGCCCCGCTTTATGACATCGCCACCATCAATATCGCGCATTATCGCAACAGTGCCGACTATGAAGAAAGCTGTTATATGGTCGGTCAGCCTACGCCTTATATTAGTGGTCTTACTCAAGGCTGGGTTGATGAGAACATGAAAAACGGCGTGATGCTTGGATCAAGGCGCGCCATGTTATTGCCAGACGGTGGTCAGGCTGGACTATTACAAGCTGACCCGAACCAGATGCCTGAAAAGGGAATGGAGCTGAAAGAGCAGCAAATGATTAAAATCGGCGCTCGTATCATTCAGGACTCAACCGGACAAGAAACGGCGGAAGCGGCTAAGATTCGCTTTGCAGGTCAAAACAGTAAACTAGGTGTCATTGTTGGTAATACTGAATCAGCCTTATTACAATGCTTTGAGTGGTGTATGTGGTTCATGGGCGGCGAAGGTGAAAACTTGATCGAGATCAATAAGGATTTCTACGAGCGCACGGCTGACCCTCAAATGGTTATGGCTTCTATTCAATTGCTTGACCGTGGTATTATTGCTGTATCTGACTTACAGGATGATTTACGCGCTAAGGGCGTTATTAAGCAAGAGCGCACCAATGAAGATATAGCCGACGAAGCTGAATCTAATATGGGTGATATGTTATGAGTGAATTTAAAATGAAATTTACAGATATACCGCTTGGCACATGGGATATGAAAGGAAATTGGTATCCTAATCTAAATCTAAACATGTCGGTTTCAGATCAAAGAAAGCATAATATTATCGGCGGCCATTTTAAGAAATTAAAGCCAGATTCATATAGAGCTGTTCTCGTAGCACTTGATCCAGAGCCAACATTACTAGAGCGCATTATAAACTGGTTTAAATAGTGAGCACACAGCAATACTTAATCGATGCCTCAACACGTCATCAAGTATTTTTACAGCGATACGCGGGCGGCGAATCAAAAAAAGCGGTTAGTTATTTAACCAATCTACGCCGAAAGATTAACGCCCGGTTGTCTCAAGAGCCTACCGACTTTCAACGCAATCGCTTAACGGCCTTATTGGACGATATTAACGACATGGTTAATATTTTGATGACTGATATGAGTGCGGTAATAAAACACGGTGCAGGCAAGCTGGCAACGAATGAGGCGGTATTTTCAGCGACTTTATACAACAAAGCATCAACAACAGATTTCGTTTTACCCTCTGATGAGCAATTAATAACAGCGGTGAATGCCGCACCTATGGCCGCGCCTGTCGGTATGAAAACAATCACCATTGATGATGCTCTGCGAGATTTTGGCAAAAAGAAAGCCGCTCAGATAGCGCAAACTATCAGCGATGGGGTGACGCTCGGCCAGACTACACCCGAAATTAGCCGCAATGTTGGAAACATGATGAACACGTTACAAAAGCGGCAAGTTGATGCACTGGTTCGCACTGTGACCAATCATACCAGCTCTGTAGCGCGATCAATGGTCTATGAGGCAAACGAACAGTTATTAGATGGCTATCAATGGGTAGCCACGCTTGACGGTAGAACGACTATGATTTGCGGCTCTCGTGATGGCAAAGTTTATAGGCAGGGTTCGGGCGTGATGCCGCCTGCTCACTGGAATTGTCGCTCAACTACGATTCCAAAGGTTAAAGATGAATTTAATATCGGGTCAAAGCTAAAAGGTGCCAGACCATTCAAAGGCGCTACTGGCACCGGTACGACATCTGCGCGGGCAACCTATGGCGGGTGGTTAAAAAAACAGCCGGTTGAGTTTATCGATGAGGCGTTAGGCGTGGAGCGGTCAAGGTTATTTCGAGCCGGTAAACTATCGATTGATAAATTCACCGACCCGACAGGCCGAATCTATACCCTTGAACAATTACAAGATATGAACCCGTTTGCTTTTCAAGAGTTTTGATTAATGTCAAATTCGCGCTTAAAGTGAATCATCGGGAGAAATAGAAACATCTTTAATATTTCCGATTTTCTTACCATGTTCATATAAATCATGGGTAAAATCATTCATTCTCGCATGATCTTGACGATGTTTAATAGATGCCTGACCCATATCATTAATTATTGCAATTAATCCCCTGTTGCTGAATTCAGAAAGCTGATGTCCATAATAAGTCGTCGATTCACAGCATTTATTACGCTCAATAAGTTTTTTCTCTAATTCTTCAATATTCATAAATCACCTTTTAAAAAAGTAAAGATATAGCCCACATAATCAATACTGGCGAACATGCAAACAAAGTAACGATCGCAGACATGCCAAACAATGCGGCAAATAATTTTATTTCGAAATATTTATCATTCATAATCAAATCCTTATATCAACATCAGTATTAGATACAGCTTTAGACGGCTTGGTATCACCTATGGCCGTAGTATCAACTAAATTAATGCCTATATATTCAGGACATTCACCAGTTTCATGTGCAAACTCACGATATAACTTAGCCACAGCAATTGTTATATCAGAAGATAATTTTAATTTACGTTTGTATAATTCTTTAGTGTTCATAATCTAACCCTCCTTTTTATAAAACATATCAATTATTTTGCGCCATGTCATGTGGATAACCTGTGTAAATCTTGTGTATAAACTGTGGATAACTTTAATTCTGTGGATAACTTTTAACTTTCTGTGCATAAGTGATATAATTCGCTCATATCCTGTGGATAATTAACGGTCTGTGACCAAGGCAAGAAAATGTCAGAAGAAGGAACCGGCGACCAAGCGCCAAGCGTTGATGAATTACAAGCTCAATTAGCCGATGCAACTAGTCAAATGGCTGCAATGAAGGCTAAGAATGATGAGCTTTTAACAGAAACAAAGCAGGCGAAAAACGCCAAGCGTGAAGCAGAAGCGGCAGCAGAAGCAGAGCGCGAAAGGATTGCAAAGGAAAAAGGCGACCATGAGCAGCTTTATAATTCTGCTAATGAGAAGCTAACCAGCACGCAAAAAGAGCTGGAAAATTTACAATTAAGCATTGCTGTTGAAAAGAAAAACACAGCCGCGCTTAAGATAGCGACAGAGCTGGCAGACGGCACGAATGCTGAATTGCTAGGCGAGTTTATTGGTAGACGATTAAAGTTTACTGATGACGGTCTAAAGGTCACAGACACGACAGGGCAATTAACTGTTTCAAGTCTGGATGATCTTAAAAAAGAATTTGCCAATGATCCACGCTATTCGGCGTTACTCAAAGGCAATCAATCCTCTGGCGGCGGTGCTTCCGGTGGGTCAAATGGCAGCGGTGCTGCAAAAGAGTTACAACGTGCAGAATTTACCGCACTTGACCCCGCATCCAAGATGAAATTTGTTAAGGATGGCGGAAAAGTTATCGATTAATACGAGGATTTAAAAAATGGCTGAAAATACAATCACAGCAATCATCCCGGATATTTACGAGGCGCTTGATGTTGTCTCACGCGAATTAACCGGCCTTATTCCATCCGTTACAATGTCAGCATCTGCTGAACGTGCGGCTAAAGATCAGAACATTATTGTTGATGTTGAGCCAGCGGGTAACGTGGGCGATATTACGCCAGCAATGGTTGTTCCTGATCCTACCGGACAGACCTCTGCTGGTACTACCATTCAAATCACTAAAAGCCGTGCGGCTGAATTTGGTTTTATTGGTGATCATCAGAAAGCCTTAAACACTGGTGTTGGCTATCAAAACACTCGCGCCGGTAAAGTTGCCCAGGCTATCCGCTCAGTAGTTAATGAAGTGGAAACAGACCTTGGCGGCTTATATAACACTTTCTCACGTGCTTATGGTACAGCGGCAACTACGCCTTTCGGTACGGCTAACGATTACACAGATGCGTCTAACGTGCTTAAGATTCTTAAGGACAACGGCGGCAATGTGGATTCGCAGCTAGTTATCGATACGGCG